AGACCATAGGTCACGTTCTTCCAGCCCATGACCACGCTCTCTTCGACGTAAGCGTCGTTGTCCAGCTTGGTGTAGGTGGTGATCACGCGATCGAACTTGAAACCGCCGTTGGGAGGAGCGAAGGCAAAGGTGACGCCTCCGAGAATCATGTCGTCACCGTCGTCCTCCGGGTTCCAAGACGTGTCTTGGCTGAGCCCGCTCGCTCGCAGGTTCTTGTGGACGAGGGGCTCGCCGAGAACCGAGCCGGCTCGGCCGCTAGCGGCGATGACCGCCTCGCCCCATTCCGGGAACTCCGCTAGCGAGCCGGAGTGGTCACCACGGGTGACCACCTGACCGAAAAGCAGACTGTGGGGGCTCTGAAGGGTGCCAGCCATCGCCAAGAGCTGGGTCTTGGTGCCCTTCATGCCGATGTACGCCTCACGCTCACTTTTGCCCTTGGTAGAACTGTAGTAAGCCGCGTGCGAGTCCGTCATCGCCGCGATACTGGCAAAGGTTGCCGTAGAGCCGTAGCCTTCGTTGGCGAGGTCCTCACTCGCCAAGGGGGTGATGACGTTGGCGAGAACCTTGCCGAGGAGGTCGAAGCCATCCTGCCAGTTGGTGTTGGTAGACGTGCCCCGAGCGCCGCCGGTGAGAAACACCGGGCCGACATCGTCAGGAGCCTCAGTGCCGCCGGCAGCGCCGGCCGCGGTGCCGATGTGAATGTTGGTATCGAAACCGAACGCCGTTCTCGCGGTGCCGCCGCTGACCTGGATTGAGCTTGCGATGCCCGTGGTGAGAGATGTCAAAGTCGCTGGAGTCCCGGAGCCAGTGGCCGGGGTGTAGACGATGAGCAGCACGCCGACGTCCGCTTCGATGACTGCCTTGGCCTCCACATGGGTCACAGCGTTGATGTTGGCCACGTCGCCGGTGCCGGATGCGGTAGTCGCCGCGTGCCCGGTCTCAACCAGCGCTGTGGATGAAGCGTTGATCGCGACCGAAGAGTCCGTCCCTCGAAGATCGGAGTAGATGTCAGTCTCGGTGCCGTTGACGATCATGCGGCAGTTGCGAGCTTGTGCGTTGAACTCTGCCGCAGTACTGGCCGCGTTAGTAGCACCGGCCGTGAAGGTCACGGTCTGTGTGTCACCATCGTCATCAATCTCGAAGACCAACGTCTTGCCGTTCAGAGCCGCGTAGGTGGCCGCCGCTCCCGTATGCACGGCCGCAACCGCGTCAAAGGTGGCGGTGGCTGGTGCGCCACCGTCAACCACAACGGTGAGATCCTGCCCGGGTTCCAGGTTGAAGGGGGCGTTCACTGAGCCGGTGTGAGTGCCCGCGGTCGCTCCGGTCGCGGTTGAAGCCGCTCGGGTGGCGGTAACCAGAGCCGAGTTGCTGTTCACCCAATCGATCATCCGATAGAGCTTCGCGTAGAAGCTCGTCACGCCGGTCGCGATGTCGACGGCGGTGACGCGATCGAGATCCGAGCCGAGGAAGGCGTAAGGGTTCTTGGTGACCGCAGTTGCCGTATACACCCCGCCGGCCGAGTTGTTGATGAAGTTGATGATCTCGTTCAGCGTGCTGTAAGTGCTGAACGGAATGGTGAGGTCTTCCCCGCCGGGTCCGGCGGCCACAGTAGTCGTGATCTGAGTCGGGCTCACCGTCATCGTGCAACTGGCACCCGCGCCGGTGTACTGGATCGTGAACTCGGCGGTTGCGCCGAGCACGGGTGACGACTCTACTCGCCGCACAGTACTGTCCTCGAACACGAACTCGACGGTCTTGCCGCCTCCGCTGGTGGCGACCTCGACGCTGACCTTCAGAGTGTGCGCCCCGTAGTCAATCGAGGTGATCGTCATCATGTTCGCAGTGCTCTTCATGAGCGCCTTGGACGATCGAGCCGCTTGATTGACCTTGACGGCAACCACGGCCGAAGCACCGCCTGGGACTCGGGTGTCATTCATGGGGCGGAAAGCGAGATCCGCTGCATCCGCGAGAGGGCCGGAGCGAAAAGCGTCCACCATGCTTCGTGGATCACGGAAGAGCTGCACAGAGTTCGGCTCTCCACCGTCGGCCTCTCCGATGAGACCCACGATACCAACGCCTGTGACGCCAACGTTTTGGAATGCCGAGGCGTCGACCTTGGTTGCACCGCCGGCTCGAACGAGCACGGCGCCATTGAACAGTACTTGGCGAGTCATCGTTTTCTCCTAGTAGTTGGCGAAGATGCTGTCCCACTCTTCCATGCTGGCCCTACGCACCTTGGTGTAGGCCGTCATGCCGGCGCGGCGGCGCTCCGGGATCCGCTTGTGAGAGCAGTACATGTTGAGAGTGATCTTTTTCTCCGGGACGGGCACCGCAGCGGGCTCGGGCTCGGTCTCGGGGGTGATCTTCGCTTCGAGATCAGCCACCTCCCTCTCCGGGAGATCGTTGATGTCAGCAGGCTTGAAAGAAGTCTTGCTCTTGGTCTTCATGGATCCTCCACGTTCACCTGCGTAGGTGTATCAGAAAAAGGCTCTGCCGTGAAGACTCGCACTTCGAGAGCCTTGGCGACACGCTCGGTTACCAGAACGCTGAAATAGCTGACGAAAGACAACCCTAAAACACGAGCGAAGGTGAACTCCGGGAACAGGTCTTCCCGCAAAACGACGTCCCGCCCAGAAAAAGTGACGTTCTGGAGGCCGTGGGCTTCCAGCGTCAACATGTTCACCATCAAGATGGCTTTGACGAGGTAATACATCCACAGTACTGCATTGGAATCCTTCCCAGCCATGCAGAAAACTTGCACGTCGTCGCGGAGTGCGTGGCCGAGCGCCTGTACACGGGTCGTGTACGCGCTATCAAACTCTGCACCCTCGAAGCCCCCTAGATAGTCCAGATCGGTAGCTTCATTGTCAGAGCCACTAAGGATAGATACGAGTGGAAAAGTGATCCCATCGCGGGGGAAATTCAGGCGAACGGTCACTTCGTGACCAGCGTAGTACTCTTTGATCGAATTTCGCACGCTCTGTGGCAAGGTCGAGAACAGCTCGTCGATGAGCGTTTGGTCTTTGTGGATGGCAATGAAACCGGCTTTTAGTACTTCTTGGAGTACGCGCTCCGGCAAAGAGGTGCCCGGTAACGAGCCCTCCTCGTCGGCCAACACCCCATCCATGACTTCAAACTCTTCGGTCATGACATTGAGTCCGCGATGTCTTGGGTTACCTGGTCCTTCATCTCTTCGATCTCTTTGGCCACCGTCTCAAACACATTGAGTCCATCGTAGCCAGGGTGCATCCAACTCTCAGGATTGGAGTTCTCACTGACTCGGCGAAAAGTACTAACTTCCTTTTGAGGGGTAACACGGATGCCGGAGAGGTTGGGGTTCTCGGTCTTGTTTAATACCCGAATGTTCTCTCCAGTCTTCTTGGCAGAGGCCACGGCCTTGTTGATGGCCTGCCTCATGTTTCGAGGCTCGACGTAGTCGCCCTTGCCGCGCAGCGTGACCTTCTTGGGGAGGGGGACGTCCTGGTAAGGGCCGTTTTTGCCGTGCTTGACCTTGGGCCCTTTGAGGAGGCCCTTCTTGATGTCGAAGCCGCTGTGGCCGGTTTCCAGCGCCGCCATCTTCTTGTCGTCCATGAACACGGTCACCGAGTACTTCTCTTTGGTGACCTGAACAGATTTTGCGAACTGCTGCCACGTCTCTATCTTGAGACGTTCGCTCGAAATCTGACGGATGCGGTCTACCGCGAACTCTCCGAGCACGCTTACCGCGCGTTCAATAACGTCGTCGACTTTATTGCCAACCTTCTTGGCCAGTTCTACGACATCAATAGTTACGTTGATCATTTGGCCGACTCGTCGCGTACGAGGAACTCCAACCGACCAACTGCCTGACTGGGAAAGTCGACCTCCTTATCGTCACCCCCGACGATAGTGATGCGCGAGTCCCGCACGGAGTGCAGGAGGTCGATCATTATGTACGTCGGGTGGTAGAAGTAGGAGATCGAGAAAAAGTCATCAACTGGTCTTTCTGAGAACCGTATGCGCCCGTCTTTGAGGACGACGGCGCTGTCGTTTGGAATCTCTTTGCCGACGTTGGTGATGATTTTCTCGATCGAGAGTGCTGGGTATTTCAGTTGCGCTGTAGCCCCGGCGAAAGATGCCATGCTCGTCACTTCGCTGAAACGAGTCTTGGCAGTCAGTAGTTCTATCCTGTCCCAGAACGACAACTTATGCTCCGGAAGCGTGGTGAAGTAGGCGGTCCCCGGCTCGTATCGACTCTCTGGCATGAAGAGCTGTTTGGTTCCGTAGCTCGTCACGAGTGCCTTCAGCTCGATGGGGTCGAAGTAGACGAATCCGTTGAAGTCGCAAAGGTCGCAATCGAGCTTGTGGTGGTCCTCTTGGTCGGGGTCACGGTTGGGGCAAAACATCGCCTTAGACCACCGGACGTCGTACCCCTGCTTGTTCAAGGTGTCGATGAAGTCTTCGAGGTTGAACTCAACTCTCGAAGACTGCTGACCTCTGAGGGTCGAAGCTGCCCGCTTGAGGGCCATGGCTACGCCACAACCATACAGTTTATACCGCGGTAGTAATTTTGGATCTCCCTAAGCAGGCCGGTAGTACCAAGACGAGGGTCTCCAAACAGCTCCCTTTGAAGCTGACTAATGGTCCCGCTGAAGGTAGGCACGAACTCCTGAGAGTTCATGAAGCCGCGAGACTGCGACATCCCATCAATGCCGATACTTTGACTTGTCACGCCCGCGGGATGGACGGAGTCACCGACCGAAGAGAGGACACCGATGACCGAGAGCTTGGCTAAAGCGTCCACGAATAACATGGGGATCTTACCCTTCTCGAAGCCAGCGCGGTACGTCACTTGGAAGAGCTGAGGGAGGTAGCCGAGACCCTGATAGATGATTGGGAGATAGCTACCGCCTTGGCCTAGTATCACTTGACTCAAGGTGCCCTGTGTGGGGATGAGTTGGAGCTGCCCGTGCTGGGCGTCCGGCCGCACCCACTCTCTTGGGAACGTTATGATCACTTGCCCTGTCGGGTAGATCGCCTCTACGAGAGGGTATTGTTGGTCGACGATGAGCGGATAATGGAAGAGCTGCAAGAACGCGAAGTTCATGTAGTCTTTGATGTAGTAATCGTGGGGCTCACGTGTCAGCAACCGAGGGGTGAGCGTGAGCTGGGTTCCGTGCTCAAACACGGAGATGGCGACGTTGATCTTCTGTTCGTACCAACTGTCGTCGTAGGGCTTGTCGTTCTCGTCGACAAAGACGAGGCCCTTGAGGTAGTTGTCCCGCAAAAATTTGGGGGCGAGATCCTCGATCGACCCGAAGCGCGAGAACGCCCCCGTCCGATCAAACGGCGCGGGGGGTATGGGCAACGTGGTCGACATCTGCGCTCACTACTTCTTCTTTCGCTTGGTGACCTTCTTTGCGACTTTCTTCTCGATCTTCACCGCGGGCGCCTCTTCGCCGACCTCATCCCGTTCGAGAGCTTCGACGGGCGCAGCGTCACCGCTCGGCTTTGATACTACGCTGTATCCCGGAGCGTTTCCGAGAGCCTTGGCCGCATCAGCCGGAACGTCGGCGTAGCCGTCAGCGTCGAAATTCAAGAAACCCCACCGCGACGTAACCTTCTGACCACTCACAGACACATTCCGAATCCGCACAGTTTCCGCTTCCATGATAGTACTCCAGCAAAGATGGAGACCAGGCTCCCGCCTTTTCAGACGGGAGCCCGGTCGAACTTGGACTAGTCGTCCAAGACGTTGATGAACATCAGTGACTTTCGCGGCGCGTAAACGATGGGCACGCCGTAGAGCAACTGCATCCAACGGATGCTGGGTGCGATCGTCGCGAGCGTCATCTTCATCATCGGCGCGAGTTGCCGGAAGCTGAAATACTGGAGGTTCTCCTGCAACAGGAACGCCTTGCTCGTCCCGGGCAAGTAGTAGTTGTTGTCCACGAACACGGTATCAATCGGGGTCACGGTGTCCCGAGGAACGCCGAGAACCATGACCTGAGCCGTGCCCACTGCACCGCCAGCGTTGGTCCGGTAGATCCGGTAACCGGTCGCCGGGTTGGCACCGCCGCCGTCGGTGATGGTGACGGTCACACCATCGGCTGCTACGACCGCCACGACCAACGAAGCGGTCGAAGCCGACTCACCGAAGCGGTTGAGCGCGGTGACCTGGTAGAAGTAGTTGCCCGCATCCGCCGCGATGAAGTGCGAGTTCGCATTGCCGGCGGCCACGTTCACAACCCCGAGAGGCGGATTCGGCGCACGCGGCGAGGTCGCCGCAGCCGGGGGCGTTTTCACGCCGCCGTTGTCACCCGCCCGCAGGAAGATGTTGGGGTTGAACTGGATCAACCCGGCGGACGAGTTGAAGCTGGTGATCGCGAAGCCGACCTTGCCATCGGCGGGGGCGGGCAGGTTCACACGCTCGCGCGGGTAGAACTGCTTGGCCAAGTCGCTGAGGGCTCGGGGCGCGAGGTGGAGGCCGGTCGGGGTGCCGTAGTTCTGCACCACGAGGTTGGCCGCCTGCTCGACGAGATCCTCGGTGATCAAACCACCACGGCAATCGAGGATGCCGGGGTTGACCGCCGCGACAGGGTAGTTGGTCCACGGATCGATGACGCCGTTACCGTCGAGGATCTGGCGTTCCAGACCATCGAACTCTTGGGTGACAACATCGGCACGAGCGGTGAAGAGCGCACGCTCCAGTCGCTCGACGAGCCACACCGTACCGTTCTGGGTCTCCAGCGCGATCACGTTGCCGTGCGCCGGACGAACCAGGGTCATGGGGTGGCTGACCTCTCGGGTGGTCCCGAGGAACTTCACGAGCGCCGTGCGGCGAGCGTAGTTGCTGTCCTGAGTCTCCGGGAGGTCACCATCATTGGTGAAGGCCCCCGAGTTAGCGCCGTAGCCCTGGAGGAGGTTGTACTCTTCCACGGTGCTGTAGGCCGGGATCTTGGGGATCTTCGGCCAAAGCTTGACGTGTCCAAGGCTGAAGGTCACCGTGCGCAAGGTCGCTTCGAGCGACTCCACGCGCAACGCCGAGCCGCCGGTGGCGGGAGGGCGCTGGGTGCCGGCTGTGAGGGCCTTGTTCAACTCATCCACTTCAGCCATCGACCCGATGCCGAAGCCCGCCACACCTTCGTAGTCCCTGAAGGACACCGAATTGCCGTACATGTTTAACTCCTGTGTTGTAGTACTTGGTTAATAGTGCCAGTGTCCGAATCAGGCACTCTTCTTGAAATAGGCTTCGACTTTGGCTAGAACGTCTGATTCCATGGAGCCGAAGCTCTCATAGTTGGTCACGGCCAGGCCGCTGATCTGGTTGGACTTGGTCAGCTCGAACATAGCGTCGAGCACCTGACCGCGGGAGAACTGGAAGGCCGGAGCCTCAAAGCGCTCCTCGACCTCGGACTTGGAGAGAGCGGTCTGTCGCTCACCAGCGGGGAGATCGCCGAACGCTTCAAGCGACTTCTCCAATTTGACCATCGCCTTGGCCAAGATGTTGATGACCGTGGACTGAGCGCGGTTATACGCGCGGCTCTCGTCTCGCAGAGCGATGACGCTTTTGCGGAGGCGTTGATCGGATTCCGAGACCTGCTCGACCAGGGACTCGATGAAGGGGCTGACGTCGATGAGACCACCGTTGGCGCCGTCGCTCTTCATGATGTCGGCGATATCGGTGCTTTTCTTGGCCTTCTTCACCGGGGGCTCGTCGTCCTCCGAGGACTCCTCGTCGTCCGAGGACTCGGACTCGCTGTCGTCATCGTCGACCGCCTTGTCGATATCCTCTTCATCTTCTGCCACTTCCTCGAAGTCGTCGCCGTCCTCACCCTTGTGCGCGGACTCCTCCGACCCCTGCTCTGCCCACTCCTTCAGGGACAGCTTTTTGCCGCTCTTCGCGGGCTTCTTTCCTTTGGCGAGGCTCTCCATGTCGTCGAGGGCCTTCATGAGATCAGCTTCGTTGACTGCCATGTTTTTTCTCCTTGAAAAGCCCTACTAGATGCCGAGGGCGAACCAGCTTGCAGCGATGGCGGTATCACCGATGTCTCCATGACTGGTGCCGCCCTTTTCGATGCGAATGACAACCTTTCGAGTCGGAGCACCATCGTTGACCGGATACCAACTGATAAGACTTTCCTCGTTTGCTCCCAAGTTCGATGACTGAATCGTTGCCACGAAGGTCTGCAAGAATCGCAAACCGGTGTCAACGGTCAACTCCCCAGTGGAGGGGACAGTGACGATGTTGCCCGCGAGCTGCGGGTAATGAAAACTGAGGGGAGGGGAGGCTGCCATAGTCTTTCTCCTAGCTGGCTTGTGCCAGGGCGTGGTCAACAAGTTTCGCGCAAACCTCTTCGCTGTAATCGGGTCTGATTCGGCGAAGGTGGGTGAGTGCTTCTTCACGAGTGAACGATTTCGCGGTTCGACGAATGACGCTCGGATAGGTCTCGCCGGACACGGGGACCAGCAAAGCGTGAGACTTTTGGATATGACCTTCGAGGCCGACAGTGCTGCTGTACGCCTTCACGCAGTGCGGACAGTAGTAGATGTATTTGATCTCGTCATGCTCCAGGTCTTCGGGAACCAAAATGCGGCCACCGCTCTCGGGCACGCGCGCATGGCCCACGGTCAGAGCCTTGGCGGTGATGTCGTCGGCGAAGGACTTGGCGACGAGACCCCAAGAACAGCTTGTATTCACCGGCGAGCCGGTAATGGCCACGTTGCGGATGATGGCCTTGACGATCTTGTTGCCCAACCGCTCCAGGATCTTGCCCTCGATACTAAAACCAAGGTGACGGTGTGGGGCTTCGGCCTCCAACGCCTTCGCCAAATTGTAGACCTCAACCGCTCGACTGACGTTCTTCAGAAGGTAGCCTTCGGTGTACCAGCCCTGACCTTTCTTGTACTCGGCCAACTCCGGGATACCGATACCGGCCGCCGCGTGCTGCTGATGGTTGTCATTGTACCAACCGAACTGGATAAACTCAGAGAAGTCGAGGCCCTTCTGTAGTACTTCCTCGCCCTGGCGATCCTCCTCACCGGTCGAAGCAAAACCACCGATGTGCCACTTCCCGTCGTCTCTTCCCTCGCTCTTGAGGAAATTCACAGAGTTGGGCTGCCACACGAAGAATTTGCCGTCTTTGAGTTCGTCGAGGTTCATTGCATCCTCTAGCTGTGAAATTACAGGGGTATTGCCCCTAACGTCAAGCAACCTCAGATGGTATCGCGGGGGTGCCCATTTTAGCTGCCTGAGCGAGTACGTGGTTTTTGGGCTCTTTGCGCATCTTGTCCGCAAACCAGGCTTTTTGTGCAGGAAAATCGTTCTTCGTATCGCTGTCCGGTGCTACATTTTTGTAACCCAAATCCGCTTGTTGGAGCACCCATTGAATACGCCAGTAGGTTTCTTCGATCTCTCGGGCCGTGAGGTAGCGTTGTAGCGCCTGTGCGAGCTGGGACTTCGTCACCCCCTTCAAGTGCTCCCGCTCGTCGGGTGTAAGCTTCAGATGCTTGGTAAACACCCGCCGATGGAACACGTTGTTGTACGAGCGGAAGTAGTGACCGAAGCAAAGACCGTTGTCGATCGCCCAAATATGTTTGGTGAACGGGTCGAACAAGCAGTTCTTACCGTGGCGGTCGACGTTGTTGGCAACCAGGTCAAAGATGATGGTCTTGCGGATGCCGTCTACATTCACCTTGGAGGTAAACTTGGCGATGCGCTCCTGCCACCCGTCGTTTTTGACGAAGAGCTTTGGTATCATGTCCACGGCCGACATACCGATGACCCAAGCCTGGACAGACGCCGGAGTGCCCTTGTACATGGTCAGCGTAGTTGGGGGCACTACGTTGAGTTGAAGAATTTGGCGATCGAGTTGGTAAGCCGCCGCTTCTCTCAAGTACTGCGTGTTCTTGTCGATACCTCGGAACTTCTCATTAGAGAAGAGCTTGAGCTTGAGTGTAGCCTTGACGCCGTTCTGGAAGACGATTTGACGAGCGCCAAAACGACCCTCGCCAACTTTCCTCACCTGCCCGGGTAGTGTCAGTACCGTGGTGTAGAATTTCTCATGCGTGATCGATTTGACGAGGTCTGGCAGTACCAACGCGGCTACCTTCAACACAGGTTCGACCTTGTCGAAGTCCAAATCAAGGGCGAACTTAGTAACGCGTGTATAGCCGCCATGCCCATACGGCTTATTTGCCTTAATCACCAACTTCTTCCGGTTGGCGATACTGGTGAGAAAGCCCAAGCGTTTGGCAACGGCAAGGAAAACATCATCGTTGCCCTCACGCGGATCGTCCCCGTCGTCAGCTTTCTTGAATGTCTTTCCCTTCTTTTTCTGCGCATTGATGTAGGCGGTGAACACCTTTTTCGATGGGTGATTTTTAGGAACATCCAATCGTCGGGTGCCGTACCACGACGTTTCGAGCATCCACTCTTTGCCGAACTGATGGCCTTCAATGACGAGAGCAGCGAATGCCCAGGGGTGCTTCATGTGCTTGATTGCAGCTCGCGCTTTGCCAGCAGACTTCTTCGAGATTGTTTCAGCGTTCTCCGCTCTCTCCAGTGCGTTCAAAAACTTGTTCTTCATGTACTTCAGGTCGGAATCACTCGCGAAATCGAAGCCGAACTTCGCCCAGGTGTAGCCACCCACGTCGATGTTGGCATGAACGGTAACCTCTTTGACATCAAGCTTCTCATACAGCGCCTCCGCACGCTCCATGATCTCGGTGGCCACGCCGTGCCCTCGATACTTCGGGTCAATTTTGAAGTATTGATGATTGACAGACAACTCTCCGAATTCGTTGTAACGGAACTGCCGAGTGATAATACCAACCTTCTTACCGGAATGGTCTCGAAGCTCAGCATCGTACTCCAGATAGTCACTGTAGGTGTTGATCGAGCGGACGTGGCAAGTGAGACCGTTGGACGGGGAAGCGAAAACAGCCTCGAACGTCTCCTTGTCCAAACCAGGTACTACGATGTCATCGTCCGGGTGATCATCGTCGTAATCATCGTCCGGATGATCATCGTCCGGGTGATCATCGTCGTAATCATCGGGCTCTTCCTCCACCGGCTTTGCTTCTTTCAAGGTCACCTTAGCCCCAGCACCGTGGTCCAGGTGATACCGGACAAGGTTGAGCATCTTTTTTGTGTTTACAAAGTGACGGTTGTCGTCCGTCCAGCCGCTGTACTGCTTGTTCCACACGTCAACCTCACCGCTCACTTTGACCAACTTCAAGATTGACCCATTCTCTGCGAAGCTGAGCATTCTGGTGGTGATGTCGAGTGAGTTGGTGAAGGTGCGTGTGTCTTTGTAGGGGTCCGGTTGGGCCTCGGGGCTCGTCAGTACTAAAGCAGGTCTCGCCTCTTGATTAGATTCTTCCCAGGTCTCAACCACCTCCTTAGCCACAGCTTTGAGATCGGCCGTGGTGAACGT